TTACTGGAGAATATATAGTGTGAGTTTCTTTGCTATAAAATCCTAAGTTTCTAAACTTGTTCAAGGATGTTTCATCAGCTTCAGTCTTCTTTATAATTAACCCATTAAAGCTAATAGATCCGTTCTGTACTTCTCGTATAATAGATGTGATATCCATATCAACATCTGTAGTTGTATAGCTGAAAGATTGTGTAGCTTGGCTTGATGTATACCAGGTTCCTCCTCCAGGATTAACTGAATATGATCCAGTTGATAGTGCCGCAAAGGATGCGGTCAACCATGCTGTGCTTGGTGTTTCCTTTCCTTCTCTATAATACCAACTACATCCTTCTGTCGTTGCGGGAGTAGTTCCTTTTTTTCCTATTCCCATATTCCATGATTGTGATACTGGAAAGGCTTCTATTGTGTAGTCGAGTGGAATCTCATCTGCTTGTGTAGCATATAATCTTAATCCAAAATCAAAAGTATTTGGATCGTATCCTAAATCTACAATACTTTTTGATATAGCGGTATAATCAAAATCTAGTAATATACGAGAATTAAAGCTCGACGTTGCAGCAGCTCCAGTAGATCCTGTGGCTGCTTGTTTTGATATCTCCAATATACTATCCAAACCGGTATTTGTCTCCGGTGAGTTTTCATATATTGTTGCGTCCTTTGTTGGGTAAAATCTTAATATCATGTTAGTAGTTTACAATTCGTCCTTTAATATCGTTATCTGGAAGCTTCACTTCAAATATCATTGGATCAAGACTTGGATATATAATTCCGTTTCTTGTTGCTTCTTTTATGTTGTATGCAATATTACTATAACCTAAACTAGAATCATTCAGATTGTTTATTACCACATTTGTTACTGTTTGTACTCCAGGCTGTCTTAATAAGATATTGTAAATGTCTGTGTATTGTATTGGTTGGTTTATTTGCCATTTTTCAACATCAAAATAATCTTTTATGGCATTCACACAAGTTAGTAATACTTGATTTGCGTTTCGATCACCAAGTGGTATAATGTCAAAGTTTACTTGAATATTAATGATAAACGCATCTCTCAAATTAATACTATCTGTCAACATTCTATATTGTGATAGATATGTTTTAAGGTTTTCTTTTACAGCTCGATTTGTTGTGGTTAGGTTCTTATTAGAATCGTAACCTAACACATACATATTCATAGCTAGTGGGTTAGATACGGTATCTGTAGTATCACTAGTCAGTAGGTTGTTTTGCTCATCTGGAGTGATAAACACCTTGCTAACGCTTCCAAACTTAGGTGGCATTGTTATTGCTCTCACCATATAATCATCCCGAGTAACTGCTCGATTTTGTGATGATAATTGTTTGATTGCATTTTGACGCACCTCATCTAAAGTTTCTTGAGATCTTCCTCCAAATGCTGGATTTGGATTGTTGCATGCTACAGAGTTTAAAACTGTAGTGTTTAGTGTTCCAGTATTTGGAAATCCGTTTGTGTTGGTGTCTAGTGCTGTTATGTTGGTGATAGTATCACTTGTAACATTAGATCTTATTCCTCCTCCAGTCAAGTAAGTGACTGTTAGTGTTGTGTTGGAAGGTGCAATACCATATGCTTTTGTTACTCCTGGAGAATTGGGATCAATCGATTGGTCAATGTTTATTTTTCCAGTAGGTAAGTTTAATCCTATATTTTCTGGTGTAGGTAAAAGCTCTTCGTCAGCTGACGTACTTATTCCGCTACCAAATTGAATTTCAATTCCATCATCCAGTATGCGAGTAACAAAACGTCTTGGTACTTTTTTTAATTTTAATAGATATGGTATTTCATCACTATATACAGCAGCATCTGGATCATTTAGAGCTGTGTTTTGTATTGACTCAAATACAGTATCTTGAGCGAGGTATGGTACTTCTGTCCAAGTGTTTCCATCTGAATCTACTATTGAGTCGATTCCAATAAAGGTTGGAGTGTTAATATCGTCAAAGGGTATCTTAAATTTGTAAAACTTTTTTACAGCTCCAACAACTTCTTCATAAACTGTTGGTGTTGCTGATACTGCTTTTGCTGTTTTTTTAGCTAAGTAATATTCTGGATTACCAGCGGCATCAATACTATACACTTGAAATTCAATTGGATCATCTGCTGTATCTATAGAAAAATCAACAGCTTCTTGTATATAAAAATCAACAGTATCGCTTTGGTCTTGGCTTTGATAAGTGTTATCAATTAAAGTAGATAAAGTAGCTTGTGCTTGCATTCCAGGTTGGATACGTAGTGCATATCTCATATCAGGAGCTGCATTATCACCCGTACCAGTTGAAGGCATTAATTGAAATATGTCTAAGTCTACATTTGCAGGAACACTTGTAAGAGGCTTGTATCCCATTGCTGCTGCAATAGCTAACACGTTTCTTCTTTCTGTTGCTTGAAGCAGTTGAGATTCTTTAAACTGCGAATCTATATAATAGTTTAATGTATCACCAACATACGCCATCAACTCTAAAAACATCATTCCAGGTGATGCCTCATTGAAATCGTTGTAGGTGTTTGGATAATAATTTTTAACAAACTCAACTAAGCCTTGTTTGATTGTATCAAAATCTCTTCCTAAGTATTCTATATTTTTTGATGGATCGTATTCTGGCATATTAATAGCTTGTTTCAGGGTTATCGTTTTCTAATGTAACGTCTATTTGTCTGGTATCGAATTCGTTCCCAATCAAGTTTATATTTAACGTGATACCAATTAAATTAGGATTAGTATCGGATCTAGAAACTGTCAGTTTTTGTATATTAATGTACGGTAATTGTACTTGAAAATTGTCACGAATAGTTTCTTCTACTTCTTCTACAAATTCATCAGTGGCGTTATCGAACAAGACTCCTCTTAAATTGCATCCAAAACTTGGACGCATTGGTCTTTCTCCATGATTCGTTAGTAGTAAATTTTTAGCATTAGCTACTGCTTGATCTATGCTAGCATAATTCAATTGAAATGTAGAACCAGCACGTCCATTCATAGGTAAATCAATACCTATTGCTACATCTTTTTCAAAATCTAATGCTGGTTGGTTTATCTCAATTGCCATTATCCTCTATTATACTTTTTATCGTGTATTGCTGTTGCTGATTTTAATACTTGTGAATAATCTTTAACAAATGCTGATGTTGGATCATTTGGGTTTACTGCTGGCATTGTATCCTGCATCATATGTCCAAATCCTTGAGCTTGATCAGCAGTGAATTGTGAAGCCATATCTGGATATGCTCCGTCATCTCCTATTGGAGCTGATAGACCGCTTCTCATAGCGTTAGCTGTTTCAGCCAATATTCCATCCAAACTAGTATTTCCAGTTTTTGGAATTGGTTTTTGAGTTACTGGAGCGTGTGTAGTGCTCTGTATATCTCTTACCGGTTGTTTGTTTGTCTTTAGTGCTTCTTTCAGCTCTTCTCGTATAACTGTTCGCACTTCTTTTTTAATGATCTCTTTTAAGATCTTTGCAAAATCTACTGCTTTCATAATAATTGTGTTGTTTTATATAAATAGGCAAGTTTTTATTTATACCCTACAAATGGAAAGGGTGGAATTCCAGTTGCTGGATTGGGTATACATAATCCTTGCATTTGTGTTAATTGTAGTTCAAAGTTTCTTGCTAACTCTCTTACTGATGGAGCTGTTCCTTCTAATCGTCCATCAATTCTTAGTTTCTTGAATGGTGGAATAGTAATTACTTGGAAAGTTGCTCCAGTTGTATTTGTCCATACAGCTCCAGTCCAAAACAATAAAGATGCTATATTGTATGTTATAGATTGAGGAATTAAGTCGTTTTGTAGTTTCTTTTTGAGGATAGCTTGTAATCGGTCTTCGTATTGTTTTTTTTCTTTATCAACTCTTCCTTTAATATTTGGACAAGAGGAAGAACAACAACCAACAGGATTTACTGGGTCAGTTGGTGGTAATATAGATCCAAGCGCATACACAGATCCTAGAAGTGTTATGTTTAGAGCATTTAGAATGGCTGATGGTGGCTCTATAAAAGAACCAGTAGCTAAAAAAACAATGCCACTATTAGACATGGGTGGACAAGAGATGGATTTAAGAGCTGAAGGTGGATTTGTACCAATAGGTAGAATGGAAAAAGCAGACGATGTGCC